CGACCGTTAGACAATTTATAAAGCGTGGTGTTTGTATGTTTGCGGACGAAATGGTCAAGCACAGTAATCGAGTCATCGTCAGCCCAACTAAACTCAGTGCCGCCAGTGCCGGGCTGTACCGCTAACGCTATCTCGTCCTCAGATGCTGTGATTTCGCCCTCGCTCACTACTTTGGACTCTGCATCTTTACCGTACAACGATCGAAACTTAGCGCGGCTCATGCGTGACATGTAACCGCAATGCATGCCGTCTGTTTTGTTGGGTCTTTCGGCACTAACATCCCAATAGCACCGAGTCGCGTCTTTAAATGATTGCGGTATGATGTCTAAATCAAATGACGTATCGTACATGTAGTCAGTTTTCCACGCGAACGCACCAAACCCGCCAACAAACGCTTGAGTTGCTGCGATTTGATAAACCGTCTTTGCGTTAGTACTAAACATAATGTCTTTGACGATGGTTTCACGCAGCTTCGCTACTTCTTGGTCACAGTTTTCAAGCGGCACGACTTGCAACTGCGGCGTGTTTTGTTGTTGCTCGCCAAGCAGGGTGTTGATGAGCGTAGCCAGCTTATTAAATTGCAACGGCACCTTTTTATATGTCTTGAGTATGTCCTCTTCGTCGTCAGTCCACTGCTTGCCAAGTACAAAGTTATGTATTCGATGGTATTCATCGATATTGGTTCGGAAATACTCCTGCCATTTTTCGCAGGCGATGCGTGCGCTACGGGCTAACTTTTCGGCTTTTCTGACCATGGTGACGAGTCCTTGTTGGGAATAGATCGATTATGGCACAAATGGCGTAATTAGGAGAACATCTCATTGTATCCTTTAGGTGCTAATTGTGGGCGATAACTGCTATTGCCAACGTGTTGCCCGTAAAAAAACGTCATCATCAACGCGTCCGCAATGTCAGGACTAGGCATCCCACGTTTGCGCAAATCATCTTTAGACTCGATTAATAACTGCCCGTTACTGCGGTGCTTGTAACCGAGTGAGCACAAATCGCGGTGTAGTTCATCACTGTCAGGTATTGATACCGGCAACTCCCCAGTAAACCAGTCCCGCATCTCCGACCAAAGCTCTGCGCGTAGATTAGCAAATCGTTCTCGGTCATTAGCGCTACGTGCAACGTTAACACCCTCAACACTGTCATAACCCATCTCTTGCAATCGGTCGACCACTCCAGCACCAATACCAATGGGGTCAATGCAAACTTTAATTGGCCTCTCACGGTCAATGATGGTTTTAAGTCGACCGGCTAGCTCCATAGTATTGTGATTACGCAACACTTCAATGCCATACGCTAATCGCCCACGTCTGCGGATAATTGCACAACGGTCATTGTCGCCAATAGCGGGATCAACGCCTATTATTAAAGATGCGTCTGATTCAATATCACACTTGCGAGCACGTACTACATGGGCCGCATGTATAAACGTATCGTCAACGGGGTTTTTAAACGCCTCGCTGGCGGTCATTGGGTATTCCTGGCTAAAGCGTATTAGGCCAATATCGTATTCATTATGAAACTCGTATATCTTTTTTATGCGCCAGGCCAGATGACCCATCGTTAGGCCGTTATCCTTGTATTGCTCGTACAATTCGAGGTCAGACTCACTGGGCTTATAGCCTTTACCATCGTCTTTATATTCTTCTTGCCAATACCAAGGCACGAATATGGCCTGGAATCCGTTAGTGCCATGTTCAGCACCAACCCACACAGAATGAAAATAGTTACCGATTCCGTTAGCAGTGGACTCAAGAATAAGTTCGGTGCCATCTTGACCACCAATCGCCTGTAATAAACCTTGAGCGTGCTCCTCAGCGTGAGGCCAAAAACCGACCTCACTTCCATGACATAGCTGAATAGTTTGCGAGCGTCCAGCACCTTTGTTGCCAGCCGTACCCACAGCATAGCCTGAGTCAAGAGCCGCAAAGTTTAGTTCTTTAACGCTATCTTTGTCCGCTTTTGGGCAAAGACCATCCGGTAAATACTCGTAGTATCGTTTAGTCATCTCAAATAAGTTTTTTGTAGCGGCTGCTTCGTGCGTAAGAATGTATGTTTTGATACCGCGGCGTGTGATTGTTTTGTGAAAATAGCGTGCTTGAACAAAAGTGGAGTTGTGCGAGACTAGGCCTTCGCAAATAAAGGTTTTAGTGCTGGTTTGCAGGTCTATAACGTCTATTTCGCCTAATGGGTTTATTGATGTTATTGTCGGCCATGAATCAAATCCAGGACATGATTTAGGTAATTTTTTACCTACAAATACGGGTTTATCAATGAATCTGATTGGTCGAGTTGCACAAAGAATTCTTAATATATCTACTTGTCTATCAACTCGAATACAATGAACTGGCTTGTCACCCAATTTGTTTCGTTGTCCGCATTTAACGCGATTATCTATTAATTCGTAGTATTTTATATCTCTATCTTCAAGGTATTTTTTGGCTCTTCTTAAAACTAGCCCGTCAACTTGGCTTAATGCAATTCTTGCTGCGGGATATGCGCCAAACGATCCTTCACCATCAAGCAACCCTGAAAACCACCCATCTTCATAGCTTGGGTCAAACTTTTCTGGCGCATGAGAAAAAGCCCTGATCTGATCCCCAACTCTACATTTATTAATAGACTTCCATTCTACTTGAGCGCCTGATTTGCATAAATGACGATGTTCGCCGGTCACCTCTAAAACAACACCATTTGACATAGTAACGGCATAAGCATGTTTTTTTAGATAAATCTTTGCCTCAACAATGGCATTTTGTATCTTTCTTTCTGGGATTTTAACACGATCAACGCCGCAATTCGTGCCTTCCACGCACCCTTCATCAACGGACATAAGAGATTGACCAACTTTGACATCCGCTAGTGATATCCATTGATACTTATCTGTCATTATGCGCATATTTGGGGCGTAACAACACCCCTGTTGACGGCCTTTCAAAATAATCGCCCGAACACGTCCGGTTTCGGCTATTTGCTTTTCAAGCTGCTCATAAATATATAGTTGAGCGCGATTTAGCACAAACGGCAAAACCGCCCCTGATTTGGAGCGGATTTTAAAAAAGTTTTCAGCAAAGAATTTGAAATCGAGTAAGCGTGATAGGTCGGGCATTTATAGCCTGTCGATTAATTTTTCAATTAGGGTGTTTGTGTTGTTTGTTTCTTTGTCTTCTTTTTTCTCAACATAATCTTGATGAAAGCGAGCCTTCATCACAAACATCCAAGGCGTACCAGCAAATCGCTCTGTTTCGCCGTCAATTCCAGCGCGGCCTTTTTCTTCCCAGACTCGCTGAGACATTTGCACGCCGTACTCCAAAGATGCAGCGAATTCAGGATGTCTGTCGCGCCAATCATAAAGGGTTGTTCTTCCGCAACCTATTTCGCAACAAACAGCAGCCAAACTTTCGCCGCTTGCAAGTACTCTTTCAGCTATTTCACAGTATTCAGGCTTAAATGCAGATACAGGCCTAGCCATAAAAAACCTCTTTTACTGTTCGGACTGATAAATTATGGACCAACCTGCTTGTTGCTATGAGGACCTTTCAATCCACCACCAGCTTCACCAGGCTCACAGTATTTAGGTTGCATTTTGTACTGCTCTTCAACCATTTTGCTATAAAAAGATTTTTGAACGTATGAGTCATGCTCGGGCATTGATTTAGCGTTGTCCATGTCAATCTCGAAAAGTTAATATAAAGTAAGTGTATTGGTGATTTTCTTGTCTGTCAATATATTGTAGTTAACAATACAACATTCAATACGCAACAGCACGCGCGCAAGATAAGCATCAAGCAAAACCTTGTCATCTATACTATGTGCGTACTTTTCGTATTCAAACATTTATACACATATCCCGTGGATAACTCTGTGCGTAACCGTGTGCGTAACCTACTCACACCTTATACAGCAAGAGTTTACAGCAATGACCACTATCTATCAACATGTTATCAGTCGACCCAGCCCGCGCGTAAATTAATTTAAACAAAAGACTTGCGCCCTGCAATCGGTTGCGCTATACTGTCCACATTGAAGCAGCAAACTAAATGAGGAAATGAAGATGAAAAATATAGACCAACAACTTAAAGAACTGATAGAAAAAAAACGAAGACAGAAAATAAGACGCGAAAAGAAGCGTGCAAAATTAATTGAGGATTTTATAAATGGAAAAATTTGAGATTCATGACCCTATTTATTTCGTTAGTTATAATGGAAATAAAATAACATTAAATAAAAAATATTGTCAGGAAATAAATATAACCCACCGGGAATACTTGATAGATGGGGTGTGGTTCACGGATGAAAGCAAAATATTTAAAACAGCAATAGAGGCGATTGTAGATGCAACTGTAAGTTTGCAGTTCAGCTTGCTTCAGCAGTTTGCGCAGCAAATAAATGAAACATTAATCGAGAATTAAAAATGAACACCTACAAAATAGAAGTAAGCCTAACTGAATACCCAGAACTATATGACAAGTACATGGCCGTATTCGAAGGCTATGACGGCGCACCCATAGACCACGAGACGCCCAGTGATGACAAAATAGGCTACGGCGACACAGAGTTAGAAGCGATGTTTAATTTATTGGAGCAATCACTATGAGAACAGAAGACTATCACGGAGACGAAAACGAACTAACCCCAGAAAAAGATTACGACTGGTATGACGAAGAAGGAGAAGAATAACATGAATATATTAGCCCTAACCCAAGATTTTACTCTGGAGCTTCATAGAGTCGGCCAGTCAACCGACCTAAAGTTAAACAAGGTAACTATCTGCATGACTGACGATGAGCTGGAAGAATTAGAATATAATTTAACCAACTTATCACATGCGATTAGCGTTTATAAAAGGAGCATTAAAGAAAATGTTTAAATTTTTAAAGCAAATAGACGAACTAGAACGGGTGGCAATTGAAAGAAACACCGAGGTGATTGCGTTGCGTAAAGCGTTAAAGCAGTTGACGGAAGTAACAAATGGTCTACAAAACCAGATAAATGAACTTAAACCTAAGAAGAAGACAAAATGACACCAAACAAAGAACAACAGTTATTAACGCTCATTGGCCGCATTGTTGGTAGATTAATGCCCATGCCGTATTTGATTGATGAATCCAATGTTGAGGCGCAAGACGCACTGGGTGCGTTGTTGGTAGAAATTGGTATAGGCGTTGACGAGTATATTAATAGCAATAAATGCGCGGTTGAAACTTGCCAGCACGAACCAGATAACGCGAAAACGGCCTACAGCTGCGGTGAGATTAGGTTTCAATGCATCAAATGCGGGGAGTTCTACAGATGAATGATTTCACGAAAGAAGAGTTTAAATCGTTGCGCTGGGGTATCGAGTACGTCAGAGAAAGAACGAATAACCGTGGGGATGCAATGAGAGGATTGTTAACTAAAATCCAATCCCTAATCGACAACTATTGTGAGCATGAAAATGAACTGGATAGTAAGATTTTATTATTAATAAATAAACATCGAAAACCAAAGGAAACAGAATGAAATTCAAACCCCATCAAAAATGCTGGTCAATTGAAAACGGTCAAATAAAAGAACACTTTATACAAGACATAGGTTTTACATCCAAAGGTGATCAGCTCATAAAAGTTAAAGACGAATGGCGCTCAAGCACACAGTTTTTTAACAAATTAGAAAAAGCAATGGATGTTGAAGAAGGCTCATCGTTTCGTATGTTTCGATAACAAAGGAGAAGTAAATGATAACTACAATGGCCACGTGGACACTAACTTGTTCACTGTACGCGCCGGGGGCGCTTGCTAAAATTACATCCGATAATCACATCCCAACCCCTCAAGCCTGCGAATCTATGGCGCGCGCATGTTGGGCGGATTATTACCAAAACAAACAGCGAGAGGATACAAAATTTGGCGCTATGTGCAAAGCAATAGCCAACCACAAAGAGTACTTTTTTCACTACACGTGCGATAAAGCGTTAAGCTGTAACCGTACATAACAACTATAACAACCATAACAAAGGGCCACCGGCCAAATACAGGAGTTTAAAATGCTAATATTAACTCGGCGCATTAACGAGTCAGTCATCATCAACGACAATATCACTTTGACCGTCTTAGGCATCAAAGGCAACCAGGTACGCATCGGTATCAATGCGCCTGCAGACGTAAAGGTTAACCGTCAAGAAGTATACGAGAGCAAATACATTCATCCCAGCGATGGAAACGCGCCACCCGTTGACCTCGCGGATTACGACTTTGACCACCGAAACTGACACCCGGGCCATACGGCCCGTAAACCCCTGTTAACGCGCTTTAAATCTTACCCCTACAAAGTATTGCCGTCAGGTTCGATCGTATGAATTTCGCATGCCATTGGGCCTTTATTGCCAGCTACCACGGTAAATTCCACGTGTTGTCCGTCAATAAGTGTTTTTTCGCCTGATTTAATTGCCTTAGCGTGCGCAAAGTAGTCTTGTTCGTTCACCGTAACAAAACCAAATCCCTTTTTTTCATTAAACCATTTCACAGTGCCGCGTAATATTGTCATGTTAATCCTTGGTGTTGATGTGTGCATGGGGGCGGATTCGAACCGCCGACAAACTTCGCTCTGGCCAGACTGAGCTACCCACGCGGGGGTATTGTATATTATCCGCGTAGAAATTTTAATAATTCTTTTGTGGCTGCTCGTCCAACTTCGTGCCGTCGTTCTATTTCTGGCGCGGGCAGTTTAAAATCTGCTTTGTCCCTGGTGTCCCACTGAGGCCTGACATCTGGGGTACATAAAGCAATAAATTGCCCAGGAGACGGAACGAATGGGATTGGCATTAATCTGAACTTGCTCACTCCTATCGCAATCATATCTGTGTCGTTAAGCCCAACTTGCTTGAATGCTTTCATCCATTCTCGTTTTGCTATTTCAAATTCTGTTTCTGTAGGCCACGCTTGTTTAAAGGCAGGAAAAATTCCTTGAAAAACTTCAAATAGTCGATTTACTATCTTGTAATCCATTTCCGTGAAAACAGGTGCGGGATCAACAAATGGCGTTTGATAATTAAAACTTGATCGCGAATGAAGCCCATTGATTATCTCATCTATGGTTTTCATCAGAACAAATCCTTTTCAATCCCTTTGGCCCAAGCCGTTGAATTATTGTCAAAGTGAGATTTTTTTTGCTCAATCCAATCTGTTTTCAGTGTTGACCATCCGCGATTGACCATTTCTTCAAATGCCTCCACCACATCAATCCCCTTTTCGTAACATTTTGCGAGTTCCTTATTTAATCCGCTCCAAGCCGTTACCGTAATTGCCTGCCGTTTTTGCTTGCGAATGATTATCCAGTCTTGAAGAAGATCGTCAGGGATGTGAAAAGGGTTTGATTCAAATACTTGAGGTAACTTCGAATCCGATACTTGGCCGTAAAGTGTATCTGGATATTCGCGCGAATTTAGAACAGACACAGCCGAAGGCGTATTTGTATTTTCTTTATTGTCATTTGTAATATCTATTGTATTTGTAGGGGGGTAAAAACCGCACGTGCCGTCAGCCGCTGGGCGGATAACCATACCAGCGGTTATTACCGGTGGTATGAATTTGATACCACCGGCTTTATTTCCTTGTGGATTAAAGTTAATTCCATTCAAAACACGTATTGTTAAATCGCCAGTTTGCCCGCTTGCAGATCTTTTTTGAACATATTCAATTAAATTTGTTTTGCTAAGGTAGGCCATGTGTTTTTTTAATTTATTCTCACCAATGTCAAAATGATTCTGTAAGTGCGTTTTGTTTATTTTCCAGTTTGACGGAAGGGAATGCAGATATACCCAGATGAATCCGGCAAAATGATCTGTTATCGTTTGAATAACTTTTGTGTGAATCAAGGTAAACGGAACCTTTTCATGCTCTATCGTTTTGAAATCCAGTTTATCGATATTTATATCTTTATTGCTCATCACATAACATCCTTATGCTTGCATGAAATTTAGACGACAAAATCCCTGCCATAACAATGACATAGATTTGTTTAAATTAGTAGTTGACTTTTTGGGGCTGTGTGTGTAATATGTCTGCATGTTTCGCCTATCTGAAGTAGGTTGAAATTGCCATCGGGCTACGCCCATTGGCTCTTGGTTGTTTCAGCAACCTTGAGCCAACACTATACAGATTTTACATCATGAGATCAATTTATTCTTCCCAAAAACAATCCTTGGAATGTCAATTAATTTAAAAATAATAATCCTCTGTTTGATAAGCCTATCTTGAACAAGCTCAAGATTTCTCTCAATAAACTGATCTCTAGTTAACTTTTCTACTTTCATTTTTACTCCTTAATAAAGCCGCTAAATGCACGTTTTCAGGAACCAAGTCCCCATGCTCTAAGTGATATCCGAGTACTTGCAAAAACGCGTAAGCAAGTTCGCAAGACTGCTGGTTGCCACTGTTCAAATAATTTTCCATAAAAACCAAAACTTGTCTGGCCTCTTTTAATGAACGTTTAGCTATTCGACGCTCTTGTTTGTTTACCACGGCTGAATAATCCCTATTGTTTGACTAATAGACCAACCCAATAAAACGCCAAAAACAAAATACTGTGCTTTAGTAAACATAGACAAAAGACGTCTAATCATGCCTAACATAATAGCCACCAAAATAATTAAAGTTAAAAATAAACGAATTAGCATAAATAAGACACAACTTGATATGCAACAAAACAAGCCCCAATCACAATATACAAATAAGTTAATGACCTTAATGCACGTTTTGCGCCCGGCTTCATGATAGAATACTCTTGCACATTATGATGCTTAAAGTGGTAAGTACAATAATCCCAATACTTAGTAATGCAATGGCTAGGTATTTCATGACTGTATCATCCTCTTAAGTTCAACCAGCGCATTAGCCAGTATCACGTCTGCACGATTTGCAAACGGGTTATCAATAATGCGCTGGACATCAAAAAACGCGCGGTCAAAAGGGCTCATGATCACTTTGGCCGCGAGTTCACGTAATTGCTCTAATTCTTCCTTTTCACTGTTCGTAAGCGACATTCCCTGCGTCCTCCGTCCGGAACTTTAAAACTCCTTTAGATAAACGCTCAAGCCGCACCTGCGCATTCGCAGGGATATAACCCAACCTGCGCCAATTGCGAGGCGTGTTTTCAGAAAATCCACCCGCCATCGCTACCTGACGCCAACTACCAAAATAACTATAAACTTCATCAATTGTCATCATTTCTCCTCATTTAATACACAATAGTAGCTTAAATTGTTGACGGGGGCAAGTGGTTGTGTGATAATGGTGTCACGTCAATTACCGACGCTAATAAATAAGGTGAAATAACATGGATAAGCACGACGAATTAAAAGATTTGATATCTACTCTTGAGAACATCAATTACCAAATTGCAGAATTGAGCCGCATTAAAGAAGAGCTCGAACCTCGTGTTTCTGAATTGCTGGGGCATGGTGAGGAAGGTAGCAAAAGCTATACGGAAGGACGATACAAGGTAACCATAACAACGGGCTACAATTACACGCTAGACAAAGAAGAATACGCAATACTAGGCAGCCGCATACCTGCGTGTTTTAACATTGTTACCCAGCGCGTAGCCTACGATTTAAATAAAACTGCCATTCGTGACGCTGAAAAGTATGCTAGCGCTGAAGAATTGGATTTGATTAGCAAGATGGTTCTTAAGAAGCCGAAGAAATTACATGTACGCATTACAGCTGGAGTTTAAGGATGAAACACGCACTAATATTAACTTGCGCCCTATTGGGCGCGTGCACCGCACCAATGGTTGAACAACGCATACCCGCGCCAAAACAAGAAGTAAGAGCAGTTGTGCATCATTCTGGTGCTACGCTAAAAGCTGATGATTTGGCTATTATTTCTATGAATGGGTGTGCGTTATGAGTAATGCAACTTTGATTATAGGACAATCTGGCACAGGAAAATCTACCTCGTTACGAAATCTTGATCACAAATCAACATTTATATTAAACGTGCTTGATAAGCCTTTGCCGTTTCGTGGATACAAATCAAAGTATAATTTAGAGTTAAAGAATTACCACGCCACTGACGACTGGGTTAAGTTGTGCGAATACATTCGAGCCATTGTTGAACGCAGACCAGAAATAAAAACTTTAATCATTGATGATTTTCAGTATGTATTAGCTATTGCGTTTATGAAGCGAGCTATGGAGTGTGGATGTGGTAAATTTACTGACATTGCTCAACTC